ACTCACCAGAAGATGGAACGAATTTGAACAAATCAGTTCACCTTTTCTGTCCGGGATGGTTACCGGGACGCTTTTTGAAACCTATTCAGGATCAGAGCGTGCAACAACAATTGGTTTATCAGGGAAATATCCCTTCATTTCCAATATAGCCTCAAGTTCACATTCGAACTTAAGCCTAAACTCATCCAAATCCTCCTCTGTTGAGAAATGTCTCAGCAGTGAATAGGAGTAGGATACCCTTAGTCTTGATTTTTGGTAGTCAGAGTTCTTTCTGCCAAAGACTTGCTTAGGTGTTACCCTAATGAGTATCTTAGATAGCTCAACCTCAAGTTGATCTATCAAGGAAATCTGATCAGCTAAATCTAGCTGAGAGAAATCCTTACCATTGAGTATTCTAGAGCCGAAAAATTCAGCAATGAACTTATGGTAATGTTGTAGGGAAAGAGCATGCAAATATTGATAAATTGCACAGCCACTATCTACATCTGGTAAATAATTCCAAATAGGCGCCGGAGGAGTTCCCTCGGGCCTAAGCGAATTATCAACAATCGCACTAACTAAAGAATGATCTGGGGGAGGAAAAGGAATACCTTCAGTCTCTATATGATCATTGATTAGAGTCTCCTTGGCCTTGATTATCTTATTACAGATATTATCCAGGACCGCAATTTTTAGTAATAGTGATATATCGCTATTAACTTTAATGTCGCTGAAAAGAATTAATTCTTTATTTACAATCGTAGTTTCCTTGATTGCTTTGTACAACGGGATTGCGAGTGATCCAAGAATGTCATCTGGATATACAATACTATTGAGAACAAGTGTCTTATATAGTATCTCCCATGAACGGAATTTCCATCGTGGGTTATCCTTTGAAGTTTTCAAAGATCTAAGGTTTTTAAAAAGCAATTCATAATCGAACTCTTCAGTTCTTTCATGAAGGTGAAGAACTAAACTTGTTATATCTAACAAATTCTTCTCCAAGGCTTGGCAAGTTCGAGCAGAGATCCTGCTCACGTCTTTGCCGAGGTTGACATTTCTGGAAACATATTCCATGCATAGATTTTCATCTGTGGATGTTTTAGTTTTCGAGAGATTGATCGGTATATCAAGAAACTTGTAAGTTTCAAGAACATGCCCTTCAGGATCATGGCATCCCATGTCATCTCCAACCTCACCCCAATATTTGG